GATCTACCCAAGGATCAGTCATTTTTCAAAAACTCCTTACAGATTTCCACGGGCAATACCGGACTGGGCCAAAGCCGTCGCCAAAGCAGAATCAGATTCCATCTGGGCGGCAAGGCGTTGCGCCTCAATCCTCGCCAACAACGCAGCCTTCTGCTGAGTCATACCAGTCTCTACATCGCCCTGGAGACCGCCGACTAGAGCGCCACGGTCGGCGTAAGACGCATCAAAGATCGTCCCCGCCTGAGCATTGCCAATTTGAGCGTTAGCGAACAGGCGGTCGTTGTAGCCAGAACCCTGCTCGACGCCACCTGCGCCGTAGCCTCGCAGAATGTCGTTAAATCCAGAGTCCATAGTTCCCTGCTGATTCTGGTACTGCTGACGTAACGCCTGAAGGCGCTGGTCCCCGGCGCTAAAAGCGTTAGCGACATCCCCACGGGATTGTTCGCCACGGGCAGTCATAGCGCCCGTGATGCCACCTAGCCGCTGCACGCCAGCGTCGTAGGCTCCACCCGTAGAAGTGACCATAGGATCGTAACGGGAATTAACCCTATCGGCGCTATAGACATTCCGCATCGACGAATCGTAGGCGTCGTAGGCGGCAGCACGCTTGATCCGGTCCTCTTTGTCTTTTGCTTCTCGCTCGGCCCGAAGACGTTCTTCCAGTGCCCTGTCTTCAGTCCGCCACGCCAGTTCCCGGTCACGGTCTTCCGTGCGCCACAACAGTTCCCGCTCCCGTTCGGCAATATCCCAGGCGGACGGTCCCCGGCCGCTAGGATTGCCGTTAGGATTGGAAGTCGTGAGATCGAATGGGCCAGGAGTATTAGCAGGAGTAGTCCCATTGAAGCCGTAATTCAGATCGGCGGCGTTGGTACGATTACGTTGGTCGTCCTCCCAAGTAGCGGGAACCCCGGCGCTCCATGCGTCAGGGTTCGCCATCCCCTGCCACGGGTCCGAACCCGTGAGATAGCCATCGGCCGACCGACGTGTCGGAGTCGGATTCTGATCGTCACTCATAATTATCCCATTCCTGTAAACGGGTCGTAACCCGCAGCTCTACCGGCCTGCATACGATCATACAAAGCCAACAACTCGTTCTCATAATTGACATCCGAAGCCGTTCGCCTCATATCCCACTCGGCAGCATCAGTAGCCTGCGCCTCAGCCAAACGACGGTAATTTTTGTTCGTAGCGTTAACAGCCGTACGCTGACCCTTCTTACGCAACCCCGAATTCCAAATACCACGACGGTTAAACGACCCACCAACCTTCGGGAAATTCTGGGTGAAATCTTTCCCCATGTCTTCCTTGTCACGGCGGAAACGTTCCTGACCAAGAAAACGACCAAAGTCGTTTGATTGATCCGTCAAAGCCTTCCTTTTTGCGAGACCGCCACGGGCCTGCTCGTAATCGTAAACTGGTGTACCGTACGCCATGATTAGAGTCCTGACTTGATAAGGAATTGGATACCGACAAAAGCCGGACGATTGAGGCCGATACCCGAAACGCCAGCATTCTGGTTGACGGCGGTAGCATCGCCTACACTAGTGGAAGCAGAGAGAGCCAGAGGACCACTGCCGTTGGTCGATATACTGGAAGTGCCGACGAGTGCATTGACCGCTGCACCCGACGCAGCGCCCGCCGTCCCGCCCCCCGCAGTGGTGACAGTGTGACTGTGGCTTGCTGCCGTACCAGCAGTCGAAGCCGAGTGGCCGTGAGGGTCCTGGATGTGCGTGTGAGAAACAGTAACCGCATCATTCGACCCGCCCTGCACACCAACCGTCCCGCCATACGGCACACGGTTCTGCAAATCGGGAACATTGAACGTAGTCGCCCCGTCCCCGCCACCAAAACTGATACCGATAACATCAAACAAATCAGAATACGACGTACGGGAAATCGGAGAACCATCACAAACAAGCCATGAAGCAGACGGCGAAGTGGCCGCACCATACATGACTATAAAGCCAGTAGGGAACGTTCCCCCCAACTGACCGACAGTAGCCGCATCGTTAGCAGCGCTACCCGACGCAACGTTAGTGATCTTAAAAGACCCCATCGACACCTCACCGGTAAACGGCTTGGAGCCGTCACGATGGGCCGTGTCGTTGTTGGCGAAATCGACAAGATCGTCAAAGTTCCGGTTAACCTGAGAAGCCACGGCCGCTGTCGAGGCCGTAAACGTGTTAGTAACTGATGCTGAGGCCATTAACGGACCTGCTTTCTACGGAAAGGAATAGCGATACTGTCAACCCACCAACGACCAGGGTTGTCGGCAGACGAAAACTTGAACGACACCGCATAGGCAGACCCGGCAGAAGGCGTACGCTGAAAAGCGTAAGCCTCCTCAGTGTCACCAGACCAAAAGTCTGTATCCCAAAGCATCGCATCCCAAAGAGAGGCACCCGCAGACGAACGTGTGATCGGGAACTGGATTTGACGTGTTGGAGTCAAATCCTGCATGTCATGGAAAACTTCAAGCTGGATTGTGGTCGTTTCCGAAGCGGCCGCAGTCACACGAGGCCGCTTCCACCGTTTCTTGGTGGCCGTCTCGCCCTCAGAAATCCATGCCGTACGATAATGGCCGTCAATCCGAATGTTGGCGGTATCGAAACTTGAATCATACTCGTAAGACTGGTCATACCGAAAAATGTTTGTGCCAGCTAGATCAAGAAACAAAGAATCGGCAAACGAACCGGTCCTTCTCCAAAATATCATGTCGGCTACTTCCCGGTCATACCGGGTAAACGCCCTGGCCGACGGAGACCACAAAAACAGCAGCCGGTCTTCCGTGGCGGCTGGTCCTGCCTCCAACGAAAGGTATAGACGACCATCCGCCCACATGAGCTGGTGGGAACCGCCACGGAGGATTTTCCCAATATCGGACCAGTAAGCGATAGGTTCAGACAAAG